ATTGCTATAATGCAAAACCTATATTCAAATAAAACAATTTCGAATGAGACGAAGGCTGCGATTGATGCCGAGCGCAGCCATGTTCAAATCGACTACGAAAAGTCAATGATTGAAACAGCATTCAAACACAGATACAGGTTAACTCCAGCTGAACAAGAGGTAGTCCAACGTTTATTCCCACGCCGCTACGTTATCGCGGATAAACCGAATAAAGACTCCTCACATCCTGTATTAGGCATCTTAAATGAATATGCTAATAGCGAAGCCGCGAGACAAATTAATGTCCTTAATAAGAAAGGTATCAGTACTATTACTATCGGTGATTCATCTTCATGCACACTTAAAGCAAGACACAATTGTCTTCTTGTCAACTGTGCTAGAGAAAATTATCGTATAGCTAATACCACTGGTGCACCTGAACTTCTCGCGAGTAAGTGTAGAGGTATTATAAAGAATGTACCCTACTGCACAAAAGGAGCCCAAAATTGTAGTTTTCAAGCTTTTGAGGCATTTGCTGTACACTCTGCCTACGACATTAATCCAAAGGATTTGGCATTAATGTTCGTTAAGCACGGTTTACACAAGATTACCCTTTGGCTACACATTTCTACAACTTTATACGATGAAAACTTAACAGATCCTTACAACTTCTTTAAAGTACAACGTATTAAAAATAAGGTAATATTTAATATGTGTGATGATAGTATCCCCTATATACATGACTACGACACATACAAGAAATGGGCTCATATTACCAGAATATCCGCTAAAGACTTCGAAATTGTCTTTGAAACAGTTCGCAGACACGGCCCTATGCATACCATTGTTGCATTGAGAGTTGAGAAGATTGATAGGTGTTTTCTGACACGAATATTTCAATCTGCTATAAACGACCCTGATGTCATATTTAGGACTGTACCACTTGCTGATATCTTTAATGGTGCATATAAAGTACCTGACATCAGACAACTTGTTGAAAACAACTTCAAATCAACACAAAGCGAGTTGAGGCATTTTATTGTACCTAGTAACGTTACATTGGCACTTCTCGCTTATGCATCTCGCGCCTCCGATGAAGGCTACGTTTTCCATGAAACTGCCACCTATTCGAGTGGTCTTAAAAGATCTATCGTTATAGGTGGTGTTAGTTACCAGGATTCATGGTTATGTGAGGTTGAAGAATATAATAGAATTATATTTTCCCTCTTCATTTTAGGCGCTGTTGCACGCACAGATCGAACCAAAGGTATATCACTTGTTTTTAATGAACTTAAAAATAGGAAATTTAAAGATACTTTCTTTGGTAATCTTATTTGGAGTATGTCTAGATGGTTCCACTGCCATAAAGAGAGTGAACTTAATAAGATGGGTTCAAGAATTTGGGATTTCAATGTTATTCCTATTTCTGATATAACCGTCAATGGCGTTTATAAAGTTAGTGTTTTATCTGATAATATCAACACTTCCTTCTCGAATTACAACCCATTTGAGGAACCCGACACCGATGATGACCGAGATTCTTCCGGTCCTGATAATAATTGTGAAGAACAAGAAATTGAAGAAGATTCAGCTGCTTCTAATTCCAGTGATGATACTAATACCACTGATAGTGGAGATTCTGATACCACTATAGATAATGCTGAGATTACCCAAAATCCCGAAAATAAAGATAATATTGTTGACTGTCTAGGTGAGTGGCATGATATCCATGGAAATATATTGGATTTTGTCAGCTTCGGACCTATCCTACATGCAGTTTCTGCTGACGCCGCCCTCGCCGCAGGTGTAGCTTTAGATTTGAAAAGGGAATACCCCGCATTACCAGATGTTGTTAGAGGCAGAAATATTCCCCACGTGGATATTTATGAGGATCATAATAATGTCACTATTTACAACGCTGTAACAAAATTAAATCGTGGTGACAAACCAACAATTCAAGATATTAAAATTTGCGTTGATATTGTCCTTGATATCCTCAAGAGAAATGGTAAGAAAGTTTTGGTCATCCCATCCATATGGTCCGGAAGAGATGGTAAGGACTTCGATTCTGATATAAAACCATTATTTGAGAAATTCCTTACTGAAGGCATCACTATATACCATATAATCTATATGGATAGTTATATGAAAAAGAAAATTGCACGCGATAATAATATTACTCCCAAGGATCCAACTAATGAAGCTGGTACTTGTCGCACCACTTCTGCCCCTCGGGAGTTGTCCATTAATAATTCCGATAATTTGAATAATTTTGAAAAAGACACTCTGCAAGATTGTGATAATCATCAAGTAGTTGCGCAAGCTCATAGCACACCTATCAATATTCCAAACGCCCATAATAACGGAAAAATACCACATAACTTCATGGGTGGACATTGTGCAATGAGAGCTTTCTATGAAGCACATAACGTTGATATGAGTGTTCATGAGTTCATCACCTTTTGTAGCAACCTGTTACATGAATCGTATCTACCTCCTCAACATGTTGATGACTATATAATAAGAGGTAGATTTATTGATACCAACGCAAGTGCAACTATGTTAGGTATGCTTGCTGAACATTTTGGTGTCAGAATCACAATCCATCGACGTGGTAATCCTATCATAATGAACAAACAGGCTAAAGGTGAGGTTGAAATATATCATAATCGTGATCATTTCTCATCGATTAGAGGAGGTGCATCTGACAAATTCTCTGAATTGATTAATACCCTCATCAATGGAAATGGTGATCGTGAAATTCTCGATCTTAGCTGTATGAGAGTTCTTGATGTATCCGCCGCACCCGGTTATATTGCTGGTATTCTTAAAGATTTATGTAAAGATTTATCAGTTGCTAGATATAAACCTGGTCTAGCCATGAATAAGCAATTGTATGATGGACCACTTTATAATTATAGTAATAATACAGAACTCTATAATTTATTTAGAGGAAGACAAAAATTTGATATTATCATTAATGATGCCGCCGCACCTGTTGATAGTGAAGGTATTATTGATGGTATCAATGATATTGTTATTAAGTTGCTTTCAAAAGGAGGTATTTTGCTCATTAAATCTTTTGCGAATCCTCATCATACTTGGGAAATAGCAGAAAACTTTAAGAATATATGGAAAGTAGATGATAGAAGTGGTACTAGTGAGAGGTATTTTATACTTGAAGGATATGGTGAAGGTCACACCTCTTTCTATGAATCATACGACAAGTGGAACAGGCAAGAGTGTGAGCATAAAGCTTACTCTGTTGATCACGCAGCTTTTATTAGAGATTACTTTGTCGGCGAGTTTGCTAAATATAAGCCTACCATTAAAGCTACCAACAAGGTATTTTCGTTTAAATCAATCACTGGCTACGCTAGTGCATCGAAAACCACAAATGCGATTAAGATGTATGGTACTAACGCAGTATTTATTTCTCCGACAAAATATTTATCTTTATACCATCAGTCTAAAGGTCAAGAGAGTTTTACTCCTCACGCTTTCTTTGCTCATACCCATTCTAACAAAGAGTATATCATCATTGATGAGATATCACAATTCCCTGTTGATTATATATCTCTTGTTAACGCTTGTTATCCAAACCACAAAATTGTTGTTATTGGCGATGTTCACCAGACACCATATAATGACTACAGTAGAAAAGTGAGTTGCAGGAAAACTGTTAAGGAAATCGGTGTTATAAATTCATTACTTGATGTTTTTAAAATACCTGTGGATGTGTGTAATATCCTTAATAAGAAGCATAATTTTAGAATGAGAACTTTTAGCGATGTAAAGAATGGCTTATGTCTTTACACCGGTAACATCATTAAATTCGCTAAATCTAAAATTCCTGTGATATGTTATAATTCCTTATCTGCTACTGAGTTAAGAGCTAAAGGTATTAATGCATTTACAGTTACTAGTTATACTGGTTCTAGAGATCATACTGTTGTCTTTTATATTGATTCTGCTTCTGTTGAATCACAATTAGCTAACAAGAGTCATGTCATGTATACTGCAGCGACGAGAGCGACCAATCAACTTGTCGTCGCAGGAGATACACGTTATTTTGAATCATATTATCAGATTCATGGTACTAAAATTATGACATTTGAAGAAATATCTGGTGTCTATCTTTACCACCACACTCAACTAACAGGCGGTAAAGGTTTAGACGTTACCATTAAAGAGGAAATTGCACATGGAAATTGCAGTACTGACACTGCGCAAGAGATTATGACCAACCTCATACTACCAGCCAACGATCCTGATAATCTTAAACATTCGATACAGGGACCCGAAATTAAATCAGTTGGATCTTGCATTTTGAAAACAAATTTAGATGTAGTAGCACCAAGAGATTGTAAAGCCAAGGGCTACAAATTACCAGGTGTTATGAAATATGCAAAACAACAAATTTCATCGAATGAACTCATAACCGTGCAAACTGAAGTAGGTAGGTACGCAAAAGAGTATGCAGTACAGATGACAAATGATAACCATAATTATACCTACAGTAGTTTATGTAACGGTTTGAGTAAAGCTGTTTATGGTCGCGATGATAGATTTGAGGTATTAATGGAGAAATTTAATGTCGGTCAAGAATTCCTTAGTGATCGGCTTGCCCAATATATTGATAAACTTCAAGAGAAGATCAATAAGAATCCAGGGGCTGCCCATGAAATTAAAGAAGAGTTCGATGTAACTAGAGAGTCACTCTCTTTCTTTAATAAATACCAAACTAAATTCAAAGCAGATCCAGGATTTGATTTATCTGATAAGGTTGGTCAAGGTGTCGCCGCCATGTCCAAAAGAATCAATATTATCTTTGGGTGCTATGCCAGAGGTATGTTGGATAGACTTAGAGAGATAATGATAGAGGAAAGACGTATGATCATTTTAGCTACCCATGATAGTGAGGCTCAACTTAATAGTACTTATGTTAGAATGATACAGCAATTTGATAGTTTTGATAACTGGAGTTGTAATGATTTTTCTGAGTGGGATGCATCTTTTAGAAAACCTTTTGTAACTTTAACGACTAGGATTCTACTTGCAATGTCCGCACCAGAATGGATTGTTAAATTCTTTCAAAACTATCGAGATCACTGGACGATGACTTACATGAGTAAAAATGGAAGAACGAGTCTTTCCGGTAGAGAGAAACAATTCTCAGGTAACCCATTCACCATTTGTGAGAATACCATTGGCAATATGGCATTATGTTTTTCTATCTTTGATTATAAGAATTTTAAATTTGCTATGTTCAAAGGTGATGATTCAGCTGTTTTGTGTGATAGTAGTAAATTAACCATGAATGGCTCCAGGATACTTAACATAACTGGCCATGGTCTTAAGCTACATAATTCTCCAGTTGGTGAATTTGCTGGTTGGTTCTTAACACCCGTCGGATTCTTCCCTGATGTTGTTAGATACACTGCTAAATTCCTTGATAAACTTTATAGAGATCAAGAGCATTTTGATGAGGCTTTAAAATCACTACAAGAAAGATGTAGAACAGTTAGAGATGATTATCAACTTAATTATGGTGTTGCTATGTGCCATTTATATTATAAAGGCATATTGGGAAGTGCTATGATTTATAATGAACAAGCAATTAAATGTCTTTTCTACTTTCTTAAGAATAGTCGAAGAATTAAGTTTTCCCAGCTACGTCCAGTTGAACAGGAAGTTTCGTTTGCTGGAAATAAATAATTAATAACAACGTTCAACAACAATCACTTCTTCTACCTTTAAGTGATTCAAAACTATAAATTAAATAACTATTATTATTTCATATTTATTTAAATAAATTATTTATTAATTAAACTACCATCCAATCCCCTCTAACCATAGTCAGAATGTCTGAGACTGAAAATCCAATGAACTTTGATAATGTTGGTTCATCCCACCAAACTCAAGAACACAACATCAAGAATATGAGTAACGAACAGGCTATGGTACTTAAGCTTTCCCATCCTCCCACAAATGTACCTGAACTTTTGGGCTTACCAACTAACGATGCGCGTACACAGGTACTTATCCAATGGCGTAATAACGATGTCATGCAGGTTCCATCATTTGAAATCTCCAATGGTGTTACTGATGATGGCGATTGGCGTACTATCACTGATTATGGATACATAATACCAACTGGTGCTCGTGTTCCATATATCGGCGTTTATTACGGTAAAACCGGATTCTATCTGCAGGATGTTCGCAACACGAAAGTGCAGGATAACTTCAACTTTGATGTCTGGAAAGACACTGTCAATCTATATAGACCTATATATAAGTCTACGACTGTGTACTCTAACGTCACTGCCTTCAACAACACTGGATCTATGAATGTTCAGCAGTTCAATCCAGCTATACTATTTGCTGGCACGTTATCTGAGTTCAGTTGGCAACATCCTAAATACTTCTCTATCTTTATTAAAGATGGTATAGAAGCTGGCCGTATTAAAACTACTAACGCATCACACGTTGATTTCAACCCAATTGCAATTGAGCATTACTTTCGTGATGCTGGTACCAAGTTAACTGGTGTTGACCTTGACCCTTCCACCACTATTCAAGTTGTCAATCTTGGACGTATTGGCTACGAGTCTGACGCTGCTTCCATCATGCCTTCACCATCCCAAATCAATACGAATAGTATGCGTAGCTACGCAGGTAGATTCGCAGATGGTGCATTTGCCGTTCAAAGGCTTAACACCGTTTCGCCTGCTTGGTTAACTGGCACGCGTACTTATGAAAAAGAGAAGAATAACGGTCTCTATCAGTGTTTTATTTTCACAGATTCTGACGGTTCCGCTCCATCTTTTGCGCAACTTAATGAGCAACTACCGGGCAACACATCTAAAGTGTTGACTGACACGTTGTGGTCGCAAGACATGACTTGGAGTTTCGTTAGAGCTCAGGGTATAACACCTAACGGTCTCGTTACTACAACTCCGGATGCTTCAGTTTCTCCTTTTCTCATCAAGACGTATTATGGCTTTGAAGCGCAACCCGTTTGGGGTGGTCCTTGGAATGGCCTTGCTCGCGTATCACCTAAGCCAAGCCTTACTGCGATGCAAGCTTTGATCGATACCTTTTATGGTATGCCTGATGGAATGCCCGCTAAGTATAACTTTCTAGGCACTATCTTGCCCTTTCTTAAAGATATTATACCCGCAGGGGTTTCTTGGATTAAATCAATATTTAGCGACCCGAAACCCAAGCCGCAAAAGAAAGCTTTTAACTTTGCTGGCTGGAACTTTGTCCCTCCCTTGTCACAAGGTGTTCGAGCTGCATCTCGAAGCGAAGCACCTTCTCGAGATGGACCAATTACTGTCGTCCGCCCTCCAACAATTCGCGGCGGTCCCTCACGTATCCCGGTTCCAATCCGCAGACGCACAGCTGCCGCGCCACAACAATCTAGAATACCCAGACCAGTCAGAGTCGTCCAGGTCCCAGATCAACCAAGAAGACGCAATCGTAAAGAGCTACCAGAGAGTTCACCGGTTTATTCATCAAGAAGACATCGGCGATAATTTTATTCTTGTTTCCAGAATCACATCTCCATCTTACTATGACTATGATTATGAGGTATTCCTATAATTAACCTAACCAACCGATTCCTGAAAGGCGGAAACACTTTGGTAATTTATTCACAGCTAACCGAGTCCTGAAAGGTGGACACACTTTAGCAACCGAACCTCA